GAAATGTCAAGCAACGGTAAATTAGATGTTTATGCACAAGATAGCATAAGTTTCCACACAGAAGTGGATATGAACTTTGTTGCTGATAGGGATATTAACTTTGAAGCTGGTAGAAATATCAATATGATTGTTAACGAAAGTATTTTTCAAAGTGCAGGCGCAAATTTAGAACTCAAATGCGGTGCCGATGGTAAAATTACTTGCGGTGGAACAAGTAATATTAAATCAAGTCACCACTTTGAAACAGCTGGTCAAATCGACATGAATGGTCCAGAAGCATCAGAAGCAATAAAAGCAAGTTTTCCACAGCGTGTGCCACAACATGAACCTTGGAATGGACATGAAAACTGGAACCCACCTGAAACTGAACCAGAAAAAACCGAAGCAGTTACTACAGAAAGCCAAGATGTACATCAGGAAGATAGAACAGTACAGACAGATAGAACTATCATGAATGACCTATAAATACATATAAGGAGAGGGTCATGACCACAGCAGCTATTCCATCAACTAGACCACGCAGTGCAATCGAAGCACATAGGCAATTACTGGCTAGACAACGTGAACAAAATGGTGATATTCCTAGTTTTGCACAAGATAATGCAAGAACCTGGGCTGTCACAGAAAATGGTATTGGACAAGCAGGCGAAATTAATAGATTTGTATCTGGCGTATTTAATGGCGCAAATTTAGGCGAGGCAACAACTGCTATAACCAGTGCAGTACAGGATTTTGGCAGTATTGAGTTTATAAGAGTTAATGGTATTGCAGGTGCAATTGAAGGAGCATTTTCCGGAGGCCTTAGAGGTGCTATAGAAGGTGGTGTAACCGGTGCATTAAATGCAGCAATAGCACAAAGCGGTATTGCTGATCAGCTTAACAACATGGCTAGTCAATTAGGTGTGCAATTACCAGCAGTTCCAGGAATTCCTGCATTAGGTGGTGCTAGTCCGAGCGGTGCAAGCGGCGGTGCAGCAGCCGCAGGAAGGGCAGGCGTAACAAGATCAGGAACACTTGCAACTGATTCTCCTGCACCAGCAAGAACAAACATTCAAGATCCTACACAAGAAAATGTCGATATAACAGTTGATAGTTTTTTACAAGGATTGCAAGGTAGTTTAAGTAGTTTAGCACAAGGTATTGGCGGTATTCTAGGCGGTGCTATCCAAGAATTATTAGGAAGTACAGCATTAAGCGGTGCATTAGGTGGACTTGTTAGCGGATTAAGTCAAGGTTTGAGTAATGCACTTGGAGGTTTGAGTAATGCATTAGGTCAAGCAGCATCTGGACTATTATCAGGATTAGGAAATGCTATACAAAGCATACCTGGTGTAGGCCCAGCATTAAGCAGTATGACCAGTGCTATTGGAGATTTTGCAGGTAATTTAAGTGGTGCATATAATGAATTACCGCCTTTAGCAAGAGCCGGTGTAGACGGGGCTATTGCAGCAGTTGGCGCAAACGTAATTAACCGTGTAGGCATACCTGGTGTACCAAGAATACCACCTGCTGCCGCAGGAATAGCCACAGCAGCTATCAGTTTTTCAGATAATCCTTCTGCACAACTAAGACAAATTGCAGAAAGAGCTAGAGAAGTACATCAAAGAACTTACAGTGAAACAAGAGATCCAACATTTAGTAATATTGCCAGTACAGCAAGCAGAGCAGCTAGAGAAATGGAAGGAAATATACAAAGAAACGAAGAAGGTAACTTTGTATTAGTTAGAGATCCTGATCAAGCTCAAGCATCTGTTAACAATACAAAAGTTATTGAAAACAATGCTATAACACCTCCAGCAAATACTTTTGAAGATACGCTAAATGATGTACAATTACAAAGTTTCCAAACATATGAAAGAATAATAGATGGCAAATTTGCAGTTTATGGTTCAACTGGTCAAATCCTTGCAAATCTTACATATAGAGAATATGTAGAATTTGAAAAATTGGTTACTCCTGAAACAAGAAACTTTATTGTTCAAATAAGTGCAGCAGAAGCACAAACAATACAAGATTTAGCAAACAGATTTTTAACGTTTTATCGTAGTAGTAAAAGTCGATATACCATGGATGGACTGTAAGGTAAATACGTTATGGCTACTAATGACAAACCCCTATATAAAAGTATTACGGTAAAAGCAGCGAATGATGATACCGGACCTGTGACTAGTAAAAAATATAGAGGTATTAGCACTGTTGATGCAGATCGTGGCAGTTATAATCTTTATGATATTTCGTTAATTAAGCAAGATATTGTTAATCATTTCCACATACGTCAAGGTGAAAAATTAGAAAATCCTACTTTTGGTACAATTATATGGGATATTTTGTTTGAACCACTTACTGACGGATTGAGAGATGCTATTATACAAAACGTAACTGATATTATTAACTATGATCCTAGAGTTAGTGTTGATAGTATAACAGTTGATACCTACGAAAGTGGTATACAAATTGATTGTTCTTTGACATATTTGCCTTATAGCATTAGTGAAACAATGCGACTAAAATTCGATCAAAGTGCAGGATTAATTTAACTGCGCACTTTATTAAATCACATAAATATTAAAAAGTGAGGACAGTGCAATATGTCAAGTACAGAACGTCAAAATAGACTTCTCTTAGCAGAAGATTGGAAAACAATATATCAGAGTTTCAAGTACGCTGATTTTCAAAGTTATGACTTTGATAATCTTAGACGTACAATGATCAATTACATACGTCAAAATTATCCTGAGGATTTTAATGACTACATTGAAAGCAGTGAATATCTTGCACTGATCGACCTTATTGCTTTCCTTGGTCAAAACCTTGCTTTCCGTACTGACTTAAATGCACGTGAAAACTTTATTGAAGTTGCAGAACGCAGAGAGAGTATTTTGCGTCTAGCAAGACTTATAAGTTATAACCCAAAAAGAAATCAAGCCGCAAATGGCTTGTTAAAAATTGAAAGTGTTAGCACAACAGAAGAAGTTATTGACAGTAATGGTAATAACTTGTCAAACCAAAGTATTATTTGGAATGATGGTACTAACCCTAATTGGTATGAGCAGTTTATCAAAATATTAAATGCGTCTTTACCTGTTAACACTGCTTTTGGAAGACCTATTAAAAAAGCAACTATTAACGGTGTTGTTACAGAACAATATAGATTCAACGGTACTAACACAGATATTCCAAGTTTTACTTTTAGCAAACAAATTAACAGTGTAAGCACTGCGTTTGAAATTGTAAGCACAGGTATCGATACAGATACAAATACGTTGGTAGAAGAAGATCCGCTACCAGGCAATAAAATGGCATTTGTTTATAGAGATAACGGCCAAGGCGCCGGATCAAATAACAGTGGTTTCTTTATGCATTTTAGACAAGGGTCTCTAAAAAACAATGTTTTCGATATTACAAACAATGCGCCAAATACAGTGGTCAATATTGATACTGATAATATCAATAATTCAGACGTATGGCTGTATAAACTTGACAAACAAAACAACGAAGAATCACTGTGGACTAGAGTAGATTCTGTTGAAGGTAACAATATAATTTACAACAGCGTATCAAAAGGTATACGTGACATTTATGCTGTACAAACAAGAATTGAAGATAGAATCAGTTTGATATTCAGCGACGGTGTTTTTGGTAATATTCCAAAAGGCAAATTCAAAGTTTACTACAGAACAAGCAAAAACTTAGATTATAGAATTAATCCATCTGATTTAATTGGTATTAATGTACAAATACCTTATATTGACAGATCTAACAAACAACAAACATTGAACTTGGTTCTAGAACTAAAAAGTGTTGTTGAAAATTCCAGTGTAAGTGAAAGCAACGAAAGTATTAAGAGTACTGCTCCTAGCACATATTACACACAAAACAGATTAATTACAGGTGAAGATTATAACATCGGTACACTAGGCGTAAACCAGCAGATTATTAAAACCAAAGCTATTAATAGAACCAGCAGTGGTATTAGTAGATATTATGATTTACGTGATGCTACAGGAAAATACAGTAATACTTTGATGTATGGTTCAGATGGTGTAGTGTTTGCTGAAGAATATCAAGATTTAGATAGTTTTGAATTTATTACAAAAACTGATATTGAAGCAGCAATTAACAATTTGATTGTGCCAAAAATTAAAACAGCAAGTGTAAAGAATTTTTACTATGAAAAGTTTCCTAGAAAAACCAGTATTGCTAATCTAAACATTACTTGGAATCAAACTACATCAGGAACAAATATTACAACTGGTTATTTTACCGATTTGTACAGTTTACCTGTAACTGTAAGTTCATTTACACAGGGTTTACCTAAGTATATTGAACCAGAAGCATTGATTAAATTTACACCTCCTTCAGGATATTGTTTTGACAAAGACAATAAACTAAAAGAAGGTTCTCCTACTGCTTCTGGAGATAAGGAATATATTTGGAGTAAAGTAATCAGTGTTGTCGAAGGCGGTACTGAAATTGATGGTACAACTGGTTTAGGACCTATTACATTTAATGATTATATTCCATCAACTGTACAAGTTGCTGAAATTATTTCTCCTATTGTAGGTGCATTAACAAATGATGTAACTGTACAACTTGTAGACCAAGTATTTGCATATAAAACTTTTGGTTTGCGTTATGATGTTGATTTACGTCAATGGAAATTGATATTGAATACAAACCTAAATGCATCAGCAGACTTTAGTTTAGGTAAACAAGGTGATAACACTAACCAGCAGTTGGATGCTAGTTGGTTAATGCTGTTTGAAACCAACGGTGAAAAATACACAGTAACAACACGTTCTTACCGTTATGTTTTTGAAAGCGATGATGAAATACGTTTTTATCATGATAGCACTGATAGAATATATGACAGCAAAACAGGAAAAATTGTTAAAGACACAATTACAATTTTAAGCAACAACAATCAACCTGACAGTTTGAATGCATTTACACAAGACTGGACATGGCAAGTTGTAAAAGAATATAGAGATGCTGATGGTTATGTTGATAACAAAAAATTAGAAGTTGGATTCTTTGATAGTGACGACGATGGTGTTATAGATAATCCTGATGTATTTAGAAGGGTAGTTGAGCCTACAGTGTCGCCAACTACAAAATACATATTTGCAAAAAAATATACTCGTAATGGTACAGAAGTATATGATTATGTTGATGCAGAATCTGAAAATATTGTAGTTCCTGCACTTGGAGATCCAAATGCTATTACTACATATGCCGATGGCACAATAATTTACAATTGGAAAAAAGATATTTTTTATACAGTAAATTTAACAACAAATCAATTTGTCTTAAACACCAATTACAAAGTTTACACAGGTAGAGATAAAATACGCTTTGGATATAGTCATGCTGCAAACGAAAATCGCAGAATTGACCCAAGCAGCAGTAACATAATGGATGTTTATATGTTAACAAAAACATATGATACAAATTATAGAAAATATCTAAGTGGCGAAATAACAGATGTGGTTTTACCACCAAGCAGCGATAGTTTGTTCCAAAGCTACGGTGCAGATATAACACAAATTAAAAGTATCAGCGATGAAGTAATTTATCATCCTGTAAAATACAAACCACTTTTTGGTAGTAAAGCGAGTAACAATTTGCAAGCAGTATTTAAGATTGTTAAAAATCCTGGTAGAGTTGTAAATGACAATGATATCAAAGCAAGAGTAATTGATGCAGTGAATGAATTCTTTGCATTAGAAAATTGGGATTTTGGAGAAACATTTTATTTTAGCGAATTGGCAGCCTATATTGTTAAACAGGTTTCACCTGATTTAAGCAGTATTGTACTTGTGCCTAGACAAGAATCACAAAGTTTTGGCAGCATGTATGAAATAAAAAGTGAAAATGATGAAATCTTTATCAGTGCTGCAACAGTCGAAGATGTAGAAATTATAGATGCGATTACAGCAAATAGACTTAAAGCAACAGGTACTGTTGTAACAAGCGATGAAGTATTAAACACAGGTGTACAAAGCAGTGAAGAAGCAAGCACAATTATTATCGGAGGCGACTATTAATGGCATATAACGACGAGCAGAACGAATATCCTTTGCCAGCTGGTGATTCAAAGAATCCTTCTAGTGCTAACTTTTTGCCTCGATACTTTAGAACTGAAGCTAACAAAAAGTTTTTAGGAAGTACATTAGATCAAGTTACAACACCTGGTGTTGTAGAAAAAATCAATGCTTTTGCCGGACGTAGAGAAGCAAAGGCTGTAAAATCTACAGATACATATCTTGCAGATGTTAGCACAAATAGAGAAAATTATCAGTTAGAACCTGCTGTCGTAATCAAAGACAATATAGGCAATGTAGAGTTTTACAAAGACTATAATGACTACATTGGTCAGCTTACTGCTTTTAGATCAACTACAAAAGATCACAGTAAATTAAACAGCCAAGAATTTTATGCATGGGATCCACATATAAACTTTGACAAGTTTACCAATTTCCGTGAATATTACTGGTTAGCAAACGGTCCACAAGAAATTCCTGTTAGAGGACAAAGTTTAGAAGTTAGAAGCACCTATACAATTTCAACGGTTGTAGATGATGATAATACTGCTTATGTTTTTACACCAAACGGATTTTCAAGAAATCCATCTTTGAAACTTTACAGAGGACAAACATATAGATTTGAAATTGACACTCCTGGGCATCCAATTAGTATAGCAATCAGTAGAGCGTTTCAGCCTGGTTTAGATAACGTAGACAGTAGTCTAATAACAACACTATTTGAAGATGGTGTTGAAATAATTCCTAATGATACAGACACTCTTAAAGAAAGAGAATATGCTATCAACGAAGGATTTGTTGAAAAAGGTGTTCTTGAATTTACAGTTCCAATGAACGCACCTGAAACATTATATTACATTTCACAAAATGATATTAACACAAGTGGTGTTTTCAACATATACGACATAGAAGAAAACAGTGAAATAAATGTTGAAGATGAAATACTTGGTAAAAAAACTTACAGAACTAGTGATGGCTGGGATTTTTCAAATGGTATGAAAGTTTACTTTCAAGGCAATGTTACACCAGCATCCTATGAAAATGGTTTGTATTATGTTGAAGGTGTAGGCGATGCAATTAAACTTGTACCGTTGACAGATCTTGCAGTGCCTGCTATATTTACACAGGACACACTTGTACCGTTTGATACCAACGGATTTGATAGGGTACCGTTTGGCGATGCAAAAAGTTTTGCAGGTACAAAAGATTACATCTGTATGAATCGTGCAGATGAAAGTAGGAATGGATGGGCTAGATATAACCGTTGGTTCCACAAAGATGTAATTGAAGCATCAGCAAGAATTAACAATCAAGAAACAGGCTTGGATGAGTCGCTAAGAGCAAAACGTCCTATTATTGAATTTGAAGCAAATTTACGTTTGTACAATCACGGCTCAACTGCAAAAAATTATGTTGATCTAGTTGATACATTTACTGCTGATGTTTTTAGTAACATTGAAGGACAAAGCGGATACAACATTGACGGTATAGATCTTGTTGAAGGCATGAGAGTTCTTTTCACAGCTGATCCAGATCCTCTTGTAAATGGTAAAATTTATGAAGTAACATTTATTCTTCATACAAATACAACACAAATTAGTTTAGTTGAAACTGAAGATACTGATCCTGTATTGGATCAAACTGTGCTTGTAAAAGACGGTAATAAGAATGCCGGCAGAATGTTTTGGTATGATGGAACAGAATGGAAACTTGCACAAGATAAAACAGCTCTAAATCAAGCACCGAGGTTTGATTTGTTTGACAACAGTGGTTACAGCATCGGTGATGAAGACTATTATCCTTCTAATAATTTTGAAGGTAACAGACTGTTTGCTTATAGAGTAGGCACAGGTGCAAACGATCCTGAATTAGGATTTCCTCTAGCATATAAAAATATAAACAACGTAGGCGATATTGTATTTGATTTTCCTCTACTTACACAATCATATGAGTATGAACAAAATAATGTTGTATACACTCAACCTAGCGATGAACTTTTCCTAAAGAAAAACAAAAGCGATGGTGTGTACTATGTTAATGCATGGACAAAAGCAAACGAATTAAGCAGCCAGTATGTTATTAGAAAATACACAGGCGATGATATAGTAAATCGTTTTCCAATTGATGTTTACAACAACAGTGCAAATTTGACAGATCTTGTATGCAAAGTATATGTTAATAATCAGTTCAAAATTCAAGGAGTTGATTGGAATTTTGTTGATGATAATAATGTACGCAAGGTAAATCTTGTTCAAGACTTGAATGCTGAAGATGTTTGTATTATTAAAACAAAAAGCAATGCTGACAAAACCGATATCGGGCATTATGAAATACCTTACAATCTTGAAAGAAATCCTCTTAACAATAATGTTACAGAATTTACATTAGGTGAAGTTAATGACCATGTTGAAGGATTAATTGCAGAAGTACCAGAATTTAATGGTAAACAACCAGGTCGTGGAAATTTACGAGACTTAGGCGAAGTTGCAAAATATGGTAGAAAATTTGTACAACACAGTGGACCTATTAATTTACCATTGTATCATCTTACAGACAAAAATGCAAACATTGTAAAAGCAGTGAGATTTGCAAAAACTGAATACAGCAAATTCAAAAGAGAATTTTTATCAGTAGCCAAAGCAAGTACATTCGTTGGTTCTGTAAAAGAGCATGTTGATTTGTTATTACAAGAATTAACAAAAAACAAAACAAAAACCATGCCGTTTTACAGTACAGATATGATTGGGTTCGGCGGTGCAAAGTTATTAGAATATACTGTGCTTGATAATAGAAATAGATATTATGCTCTTTCTAAAGTGTTTAATATTCGTGAATTAACAAAAAAAGCAGTTTACGTTTACCTAGATGATGCACAATTAACATATGGCACTGATTATACATTTACAGAAAATGGATTTATTGATATCACAGCCGCAAATGAAAATGGCGATATTATAAAAATCTACGAGTACGAAAATACTGAAGGAAGTTTTGTACCTCCTACACCTACAAAATTAGGTATGTATCCTGCCTATGAGCCTGAATTACAAACTGATAATAGTTATTCAACCACTACAAAAGTAATCAGAGGACACGATGGTAGTTTAAGTGTTGCATACAACGACTACAGAGATGATCTTTTACTTGAATTAGAAAAAAGAATCTATAACAATTTAAAAGTATCATACAATGAATCTGAATTTAATATTTTAGAAGTAAAGCCAAGCTATTACAGATCTACAAGCTTATCACGTGAAAGTATTGACAAATCTTTATTAGGAGATTTTTTCCAATGGACAAAGTTTGTAACAATAGACTATACATCGCAGACATTCTTAAGAGAAAATAGATTTAGTTACAATTATTCCGAAAGTTTTGACAGTAAGAATAATTCATTACCTGGTTTTTGGCGTGAAATATACAAGTATTACTACGATACTGATAGACCGCACACACATCCTTGGGAAATGCTAGG